AGTAGGGCTTTCAATATCCCGTTTCAAAGTCAATCAGGCGGCATAGTTGGCGGCTTAATTGATAGGATCTTCGGTTCAGGATCAGGCGCGTCCAGTTTAGGCGGTGGTTCTACATTTACACCGGGCGGCACGGGTCTAACACGACCTCGTTTCGCCGGCGCACGGGAGTTTGGCGGTCCCGTAGAAGCTGGCAACCTGTACCGCGTAAACGAGCGCGGAATGGAATACTTCAAACCAAACATCGGAGGGCAAGTCATTCCGCTAGGCCAACAGCCACAACCGGGTATTTCCCGTCTCTACTTAGTAGACGATGAGCGCGCAGCCTTTGAGCGTGGAGCAACAAGACGGGAGATCCAAAGAGTCAGCAAGCAGATGCGGAAGATCGGAAAGGTGGTCGCGGTTTAGATGCCAATAAGCAACGCCGTCGGCGCCGAAATACTGAACAAGGAATGGAATGCGACTAACTATACGTCGCCCGCAACATACTACGTAGGGTTTAGAAACAACGGCACAGAGCTAACAGGTGGAGGCTATGCACGCATTGAGGTGACAGCGAATACAACAAACTTTGCGACCACCTCAACTACGTTAATGAGTAATGCAACTGCGTTTTCAACCCCTACTGCATCGGCGGATTGGTTAGAAGCGGACGAGGTGGCGATCTATACAGCATCAAGCGGAGGCACAGCGAGATATACAGGAATGTTAGACGCCCCGTTTACGTTGCGAACAGGAACCAAGCGTACTTTCGGAATCGGGGCGTTAAGAATCAGGTTGATCTAGGAGGACGTATGCGAGACTTTTATGAATCGGATTGTCCGATCACGTTAGAAGAATTCCAACGCGGAGCGGAGATGCTTGGTTATTCCCTTGAGACTTTAAGCGATTCGGTGCGCGTCTTCGATCAGGCTCTGCAACCCGACAAAGTTAAGCGCGAATGCGAAACGCAGCGCGTCACCGTCAACAAAACAACTCACAGAATTAGATTCGAGAACGAAACAGAATCAAGTGTTGATGTGGTTATTGAGCCCAGGGGGTGAACACCTCACGCGCGGAGCCAGCAGGTTCCCTCTCGTCCGCGCGCTCGTTGCAACTAGGGCTGAACGAATTATATGTCTTATGAAACCATCGAACAATCAGAATATAGCAGCGAGCAGGTATATCTCTATTACATTTCTGGTCCGGAATTCTTACTTACCTACACCAACGCTCCATTAACCCTCACAGCTACAATCAGTGGCACCTCTTATAGTTTCACTCATCCTCGAGGTGGTATCTGGCACGGAAGCACTGGAGCATCTGTAGACGAGGGGGAGAGGAAAACCGATCCCGGACCAACCGAGTCAGCCGATGCGGGACGAACGGGTGTTGATATTCATGTCTCACACTTAAACCCGATTATCAGGAGGCATCGCGCATTCCCACCTCCCGGTGATACAGAGGTCACAATCTATCGCCTGAATGAAGTAGGCGGCACACCCTATCAAATGTGGAGTGGCGTATTAGTTGAAACGCCCATCGTTGGATCAACCGGAATTCTCAGATGTCAACATATTGCTGAGTTAGTTTCGGGTTCAGAAGGATTAATGGAGAACTTTGGGCCTACTTGTGGATTCATGTTTACGGTGTTTCCCTGCCCTGTGACAGAAGCTCAGGCAACAGATTCAAACCTTACCGTTACCGCAATCAGCACGGACAATCTAACCGTTTCTGTTTCAGGTTCAATACGAATTGCAGGCAAGTACAAAGCGGGAGTGATCAATGCGCCGAATGGTGATAGGAGATCGATACTGAATGACACGATTCCGGCGAGTGACCACGTTCTGACACTTCAACAGAACTTTCCCTCTACGACATTAAGGGTCGGAGATACGGTAAGCATAATCAGAGGCTGTGATCGGTTGTTTACAACATGCAGAGATGAATGGGGCGATTTTACAGGAAGCGGCGCAGCATGTGGCTGCAACAACCTACAGGCTAACAAAAATCCCCATCAGATCGGGAGGCTTCAATAGGTGTCGGGCGGAATTGGAGCAGCAGCGGGCGGCGCGTTAGCCGGATCAAGCGTTAGCACTGGTTCTGTGCTGGCCTCAACTTTCCTGCTGGCCGGATCGCAAGCACTTGGAATCCTTACTGCTCCCGGCCCACGTAGGGGGACGTTTCAAGAGTTTGTTGTTAATCCGGGTGAAGCGTCAGACGTTTGGCCTTACGTTGCAGGGACCGTTGAAATGGTTCCGCATCTGATTACGTATTTCGACTTCGCTTCAAAGAAAGTAAAAAACGACGTCGGCATCGATGAGATGTTGGTATCGGCAGGGCTATCTGGTCTTGCTGGTTACGTCGCCGGTGGTGGCAACTTCATCACATCCCCGCCGCCAACCGCGATCGTCGGGGTCGCAACAGGGGCTGTATCCGGCGCCGTCGTCGCGGGGCTGGGGCAACTCCGCACGGCTTCTTATCGCTACTACTGCGGTTTCCTTTATGGGATATGTCACGGACCAATAGATGAAGTCTCCGCAGCGAAGATAGATGAACGAATCGTCTATACCGGATCAGATAATGCGGGCGACTCAATTCTGATAGACGATCCACAAGCATGGGGCGGCGATCATCAGGACGGCGGCTTTTATGCTCTTTGCGATATTGTTCGGGGCGACTTCTGGCCTACTCAATTACCAAGCTCTTATTTAGTTGCTCAACTTGGCTCGAGTGTTCCCGCCTACTCAGGTAAATCGCTGTTTATCGTTCGTGGCCCATCAGGGTTCACAGAGTCGGGTTACTTCGCCGCTACGCCGGGGGGCTCGCCACTACTCCGACCGCTCAAGTTGAGAGTTGGTCGCTGGCCGAATAATCTCGGCGTGCCTACGTACAAGAAGGTCTCCACAAGTGACGCTAATCCAGCGGAGTGTTGTTATGAATGGCTCACGTCTCCAGCCTTCGGAGTAAAGAAACTACCAACATCAAAGGTCGATATAGCTTCATTTCAGGCTGGCGCCCAAACGCATTTCACTGAAGGCTTAGGCTGCTCCGTTCAATTCAACGCAGACACCGACGTCGAAACCGCATTAGATACCTTTTCGCAATTAGCTGATGTTGTGATCTTCGGAGGGTTCCGAACCGGAACAATTAAGTATCGACCTATTCGCCGTGATTACTCAATTCCGGCACTTGATGTCTTCCGCCGTGGTTCGGATGGGTCGAGTCCATCGGATTACAACGTCATTGCTGTGGAAGGCTTCACGCCTGGTTCGTGGTCTTCAACCGTTAATGATTTCAAGTTCAGCTACATTGATCGAGACAACAATTACATCGAAACAACGAGGAACTTTCAGGATCTTGCTAATCGGCTGATCACGGGGAAAACGCGCTCGCTTTCTCAAACGCTGCAAGGCGTCTCAAATGGAACGACCGCCAGCCTTGTGGGAACGCGGGAGATGCGCGCTGGTTCCTATCCACGTCCACCATTAACTCTAATTGTAAATCGTGATGCCCATGCCAAAGAACCGGGAAATGTAATCAAGTACATCGATAATGTTGACGACTACACCAAGATCTTGAGGATCGCGGAAGTTCAGTCGGGCACAGAAGACGACAGCGAAATTCGATTAATCTGCGTTGAGGATCAGTACGGAGTAGGAGCGTCGGCCTTTAACGCATTTGTGCCTTCGGGTTTTACTGATCCGGTAGGAACCGCTGTTGCTGCTTCTCTATCGGTAGTCTTAGAAGCCCCTTATTACTTAACGCATGATGACGACGCACGATTGTTAGTGTTCGCCGCAAAACCTAATAACGCTCATCAGAACTTTGACACTTATGTTTCCACGGACGCTGGAGTTACTTACACACAACAAGGTGACGACATTGATTTTGCAATCACTGGAACGATTACAGAATCAGTTGCAAGACTGACCGCGGCAACGGTCGCTACTCTCACATTTACTCCCTCGAGCACGTTTGATGCGACTCGTTTAGCGTCTGCTACGGCTGCGGAAATAGCTGAGGGGGAGAACATCATTTATTGGCCTGACACTGGCGAGTTTATGGCCGTCGAGACGATCACCGACAATGGCGACGGGACCTATACCCTCACGACGGTATGGCGAGCTGTAAGCCCATTTGATTCCGTCCCGGCTCCACATGTGGCAGGCCAACGCGTGTGGTTATTTACTTACGGATACCTCGTCACAACCACTGAGTACGCCAGCACCACGGCGACAAAGACAAAGATCCTTCCCCAAACAGTCAGCGCAAGGCTTGCTTTAGCGAGCGCCACAGCTACCGATGTCACCATCGGAACACGGGCGCTTAAACCTAACCCAGTCAGAGGTGTAACAATCGGCGGGAGTTATACGCTCACTGAAATCGGAGCGTCAGATGATGTCGTTGTTGCGTGGGGCGAAACCAATAGGACCACAGAAGCCACAGTTGTAAAGCAGACTGATGCTGGGGTCACGCCTGAAGCGACATCGACTTACACGGTGAGATGGTATGCAACCGAAGGCGGCGGCAATGTTCTATTGAGAACCGAGTCAGGAGTCGTAGCGTCGACGGGATTACAAACCGCCACAATGACTACGGCAGAAGAAGCTGCGAGTCCTAACTATCTCGGGCATCT